GAAAAAGAAGGGTGGTTAACCAGCGAAAAGCGCAGAAAAGGCAATCGTAACGCAAGCAATATTTACCAGCTGAATGTAGAGAAACTATACCAATCAGCAAAGAAAGCGCTTTCTCAACCAACAAAATCTGACGTGTCAAAACTTGATGCATCAGGTTTTGACCCATCAAAATTTGTTGCATCAAATTCTGTTCCTTCAGAATCGAGCAAAAATAGGGATTTTGAACCGCCAGCTCCTGAGGGCGATCCATCAGTAACTTCAAAATATGATCCATTAATAAATTATTCTTCGTCGCAGAATTCTGGCGAATCCAGCGACCAGCCCAAAAATGATTTTTTAACTCGTTATCCTGAAGCTGTGATTTACAGTGCCAATTTTCAAAAATGGGGCTCCTCTGACGATTTGAAGTGCGCTAAATGGCTATTCAGCCGTAAATGCGAAGTGTTTCAAGAGATGGGATTAAAAACGCCTAAAGAGCCAAATTTCACTGATTGGGCTAATGATATTCGCTTAATGACAACGATTGATGGGCATACTCACAAAGAAATTTGCCAGTTCTATAAACGAATTACACAAGATGATTTTTGGAAAAAGAATGTTCAGTGTCCTCGTACACTCAGGGCTCAATGGGATGATTTAACCTTACGTTTGGCGGGTAAGAAAAAAATCACCATCGACTCCGTAGAGCGTGATGAAACATTCCGGCTCATCTGGGGTACGGGTTGGAAACCTAAAAATAAAATCCAAGAATTAGCGGCTATTCAGGCAAAGAAAAATGGTCTAGGCAGAATGAATGAGGTTGCAGGTTTAGCTGCGTGGCGAGGTATTTGGCAACAAGTCGCGGAACAAGTTGCTCAGGAAGTTTTGCTATAAACGAGAGTGGAGAAAAATAACATGAATGGACTAATTGTTATTGATGGTGTTCAAATTCGTCGAGATACCGCAGGGCGTTATTGTTTAAATGATCTTCATCGAGTCTCAGGTGGTGAAAAACGGCATCAACCATCGAATTGGAGTGCTTTAACTCAAACTAAAGAGTTGGTTGATGAAATTTCAACCGCTCCTGAGATCACAGGAGCGGTTCCCATAGTGACCATTGTTGGTGGGCTTAACCAAGGAACATATGTTTGCAAAGAATTAGTGTATGCCTATGCAATGTGGATAAGCCCATCATTTCATTTAAAAGTGATCCGTACTTTTGATGCATTGATAACACAGCAACACGGCGAAAAGTTAGCCGATAAAGTTCAAGCTGGAGTCATATTGCTTGAATCGATGGCTAAAAGCCTGAATTTCTCAAACTCTTCGAAATTAGGGGCATATCAAAAATTACAAGCCATGGCAGGCTTACCCGAATTAGTCCCTGTGTATGCGATTGATGCGCCAAGCGGATCAATGGATGGTTCAAGTCGTCCAACAGTAGCTTTATCAACACTGATTAGAAAACATCAATTACCTATTTCAGCCCAACAAGCTTATAAACGGTTGGCCGATCTCGGCATTGTTGAACGTTTATCACGCCCAAGTACGAAAACTGCTAACAAAATGAAAGAGTTCTGGTCAGTGACTGCGCGGGGCTGCCAGTTTGGGAAGAACATGACCAGCCCTAATAATCCTCGTGAGACTCAACCCCATTTCTTTGAAAGTAAAACGGATGAATTGATCCGTATGGTGATGCTGAATAAACAGGTGAGTGCATGAAATTATTATTAACACCCTATATTCAGCCTGATCTTGGTGTTGTTTTATTGAAGCCTGAAAAGGAGTTAATTGAGCAACTTAAACAACATTCTCGCGTGATTATTAGTGATGTGCCAAAAAGTTTAGATAAATGGCCTTCTGGTGCATTAACAGGGAATGAACAACCATTATTAAATAACAAGGACATTATTGGCTTTTTGAATAATGAAAAAGTGATCCAAGCTATGGGCGAGCTGGCATCGATGAATATGTGGGTATGCAGAAATATCCATTGCTGCCAGATCAACGATGAGCATGACAGTTATCATCATCATGAATTAACAACCACATGGCATAAAGACGGTGTGATACGGACTTGTTGGTACCATGATAATCATATTCGCAATTCACCGGCGAGGTGGGTTGCTGAATTAGCGTATAAAAATCGTATTGCTTGGATGATAGACACTATTCGCAGTCGTTTGAGATTAGATGATAGCCATTCGCTGACGATACCTGATTTTTTTGCTTTTGCTGTGATGCATAAACTGGTTGATAAATTACCTGATGCTATATTGCGCCGTATCTTAAATTGGCCTGATAAAACTAAAGAGCGCAGGGTGCATGGCGGTTTTCCTGAAGCTGATATTGTTCCAAATGAAGTGACAGCACTATCAGCAATGAATGCGCGTTTAGATGCTATAAAACCCGTTATTAATGTGACTGTCGATCCTGAACCTCCAGCCTCATTTCTTCTTAAACCTAAAATGCACCGTTGGGAGAATTCCCAATGGCTTCAATGGGTAAAAACACAGCCATGTTGTGTTTGCGGACAACAAGCTGATGATCCACATCATATCATCGGCCATGGTATGGGAGGCATGGGAACGAAAGCTCATGACTTATTCACTATTCCATTATGTCGTCAACATCATGATGAATTGCATCGTGATCCGAAATTGTGGGAAGCCACTTACGGCAATCAAATCGAATTGTTATTTTCTTTTTTAAACCGTTCATTAGGAATAGGGGCATTGGTTTAACGTGTGTACGGCATGGGGAGTATTAGTATGAGAGATATGCAGGAAGTTTTATCGCGTTGGGGAGCGTGGTCAGCTAATGAGGGAAATAGTATCGATTACTCATCAATTGCCGCAGGTTTTAAAGGATTAATTCCAAGTTCAAGACGAAGCCGAGAGCAATGTTCAGATGATGATGGCTTAAAAATCAATAAAGCGGTATTACATTTAAAGGTAAATAATAGTTACTTGTTTCAGTTGGTTATTATGTATTATGTGAAGAATTATCCTTTGCGTTCAATGGCTTCAAAACTTGGTATTTCTCATAACGAAGTGGCTAAGCGATTGCAGACAGCAGAAGGCTTTATTGAAGGGTGTCTATCGGTTGATAACGTAAAATTAGATATGGATAAAATAATTAGGAAATACCACATTTATGGTCTTGCGTAATTACAAAACAGAATATATTGTGTTTATGATGGTTTTGATATTACGCTTCTTACCTATTGAAAACCTCGTGAGTATAACGGGGTTGTATTTTTTATAGGTCTACTTAAGCTGATTTATAGTTAAAAAATAAAGTTTGCTATCTGAATTTTTCTATGGCTTAATAGCGTCACTGGTTTGGAAGTACAGACCTATTTATGTTAGTAAGTTTAAAGTTGTTCCCGTTTAGCGTTATCCTCGATACCTCTTCATTGTGAATTCCTTCTAATTAATACCCATAAGTAAAAATACAAAACAAACCGCATATGCCTTATGGCAAATTAAATAAATTAAAGGAAATTCTATGTCTAATACAATGACTGGTACAGTAAAATGGTTCGATGAAGGTAAAGGTTTTGGTTTTATTACTCCAGCTGATGGCAGCAAAGATGTATTCGTACATTTCTCTGCAATCCAAAGTGATAGCTTCAAAACATTAGCTGAAGGCCAACAAGTTTCATTCACCATGGAAAATGGTATGAAAGGCCCAGCAGCAGGCAACGTGGTGGCTCTCTAAAGGCGCTATTACTATTCGCCTCTATTTTAAATGCCCTTGTTGTAGTGGTTCACAATATAGAACATCACAATTTGATGTAACAGTGAACAACCCACACGGTGCAAAATGTATCTTTTGCAAAAGTGTGATGACAGCTCAAATGAGTTGAGCATTAAATAGTTGAATATACAAAACCTCGCTTCGGCGGGGTTTTTTGCTATCTACAATCTTATATTGGTTAAAGATAAAAAATTTAGGTTTTAGGGCTTGAAAAACTCTCGTTCGTTCATATTTATATTTTGGGTAAATAAGAGACCGCCCATAATTCACTAAATACTGAAGGAGGAGTTATATGCCTAACATTAAACCTTTTTCATTATTCCCAACATTATCTGACAACTTACTTTCAAATCGTTTTGATCAGATAGATCGCCTGTTTAGTCAGTTAACAGGCAGTAAGCCCATTGCATCACCTGTACAGACTTATAACCTGAAACAGATTGATGATAACCATTATGAACTGACAGTAAGTGTGCCTGGATATCAAGAAAATGACCTATCGGTTTCATTAAAAGGAAGTCGTTTATTGATTGAAGGGAAAAAAGAAGAAAAATCAGAAGAAGATAATGATAAATGGATCCACCGAGGCATATCTCAAGGGCAATTTACATTGCAATTTGACCTTGGTAAAAATGTTAAAATAGAAAAAGCCGATTTATCAAGTGGACTTCTGACCATTGCTATTGAGTATGAGTTACCGGAAGAAGAGAAACGGCAAACAATAGCGATAGAGAATAAAGATAAAAGTTAATTGAGTTAGATAACGTGAATAAGATTAAGGCTACACATAATGTGTAGCCTTAATTGTTTTTGTAAGAGCATTCATTCAAATTTGGGTTTGCAAAGATTGTGAGTCGAACACAATTAGATCTGAGAGAAGGCGGACACGTCAAGTATTAACACAAGCAGTAATACTCTTCGACTCTTGTCATACCGCTTGTCATAATAGCTTCACGAAACCCAACAATTTAGGGTTCGAAATATTTCAATGTTATTAGATTTCATTATTTAAAGGACAAGTTATGCTAATCATCTTCAGTGGTTTGCCGGGAAGCGGGAAAAGTACTATCGCTCAGGCTTTGGCAAAGCGGTTAAACGCTTTTTACTTGCGAATCGACACGATTGAGCAAGCCATACGCAAAGCCGATGAAGATGATCGCGAAATGGGGCCAGCTGGTTATTTTGTCGCTTACACACTCGCCAGAGAGAATCTACAATTAGGGGCGACAGTAATTGCTGACTCAGTGAATCCATTGGCGTTAACCCGTGATGCCTATCGAGAAATAGCTTTATCCACAAGAACTGGTTATTTAGAAATTGAGATCATATGTTCCGATATAATTGAGCATCGTAAACGAGTTGAAACCAGAGTGTCTGAAGTCGAGGGATTAACCTTGCCTGACTGGAAAGATGTCACAAACTTGACTTATGAACCATGGAACAGAGAACACCTTATTTTAGACTCATATAGTTTATCCAGTGATGAATGTGTCTCACGGATCATCGAAATTCTTTCACAATATCCTATACTTGAGAAACTCTCCAACAGAGAAAGTTAGTAACGCTACTTCAGGCACAAAGCTGCTTTAGGAAAGAGCCAGTGGCAGCAATGAGCGAAGAGCGGAAGTTCGCAGTTGATCTCGTAGCCAAACAGTCACGTTAACGACATTGCTGCGTGTTGATCAACGGGGAGCAGCTCAACCATTTCAGGTCTCTCGCAGCGCCAACAGCAATATCCCTAAAGAAATATTGATTCAGATACTTAAGAATGCTGAGACGGCAGTTTTATTTGAAAGTAGTCCTTTTGCGGACATGGCATCGAAGTAACTTTTTAATGCCTCACGCTTAAGAGCATCATCAGTTTTCCACACAGGTCCCAAGTATTTCACCCAGAGTTCAACTTCCTCGACTGTGTGTAATTTTGACGATACTAAAGGTTTAGCGGCTTCTATGATGCTTATAGCTGTATCTCTATCGATTACATTGTCTGGTATCGACCAATGTGCCTTGCCAAGACAATCCGTATAAAATGATATTTGCTTTAATTGATCTAATACAAAGGGATGTTCTGATTCATCGCTGAAAATTGGTGAAAAATCGTTGAGATTCCTGGCGCCTTTTTTAACTGCATCAAGAAACACCCACATCATATTTTTTTCAGTATGTGAGCGATACCTGTGCCAAATCTGTTTGATATCTTTGCCATCTTTCAACAGTGACATCTCTCGAAGTATTGATACCTTTCCTGCTTCTTCTATAGCCAAGATTGCTAGAGCGGTAGCAGAGGGATAGCGTTCTAAATCAAATAAAGCAGAGGCATCGTTCAGAAGCCTTCGTGCATTAGATGATGCAGCATTCATGCCCTCTACAATTTTCTCAACGGTAAGCCTATTTTTCCATTGCTCTAGTTTTTTTGCCATAACGTTTGCTCGAGTTAAAAATTTCATCAATCTTAGGACATTTCATTCCTGCTGAAAAGCTAGATGCTCTACCCCTCAATTACATTACTGATATATGTCATCTTATATAGGTTTATTTTCAGTCTCACTGCGTACAGATGTATGATATTGGGGTAAGCTTACCGATACACTTTTATAAAATGGATCAAATGATGAAGTCGAGAGATTTAAAAACAATTCACGACCTGATTGTTACGAACTACCAGAAACATGATTTAGGTAATGGTCGTTATCTACACACATTCCAGCCAGCAACAACAGATACAACCTATCAATTCGAAGCTAACTTTGAGAACGAGCTAATCCCTGGAGAAAGATACAACATAGGATTTACCGAAGCAGGTGGAGTTAAAATGGTAGATATATCTTGTGTATCGAAGTCCTCTGTAGTTAATCAATATATTAGCTACGAATGTGCAAAATTAGTTTCAAGAGAAAAGCATGATGAAAACAAAGGCAAGAATGATTCAAGAGTAAATTACGCTGTGCAAAATGATTACTATTGGGGGAGAAAATATGCATGGCGCGAGTTTGGATTAGTCATCCCCAAAAGTGTGTTTTACAAATACTTATTAGATTGTGTTAATCACCCTAATATACCGTGTACAGTTACAACGCCCGGCTATCCAATAGGTGATGACTCGATAGCATTTGCGGATAAAGGGCTCGAAAAAGCAATCGAGGATCTAATAAGTACATCAACAAGAATTAAAGATGGTCCTTATTTCAAATCCCCTCTATATTTCAATGGTGATAAGAGGTTCACAATAAGGGGGATCAGCGCAATAACAGACAAAAAATAATTCAATGGCATGGGTTTTATGTAAAGAGATGACCTGCCCTCATTAAACTAACATACCATGTGCCAGCAATGTCCGCTATGAGCTGTGAGTTCAACGTGCCAATGCAACGCTATCTTTAACCAAGTGGCCATTCGCAATTATACAGCAGTTGCGCTAAAATCGTGAGCAAAAAACTAAGGTTGCTCAAGGAGCAGCAGGCTGGAGAACCATGCATATTTCCAAACTGACCCTGGTCAACTACAGGAACTTCAAGAACACATCTCTGCGGTTTCACAAGGGAGTAAACACCATTATTGGGGAAAACGGCTCCGGTAAATCTAACATCCTGCGAGCTATCCGCCTCCTGCTTGACGACACCATGGTGCGTGCTGCCTATCGCCTAGATGAGTCTGATTTCAGCCGCTCACTCGGCCAATGGCAGGGCCACTGGATTATCATCAGCATGGAGTTTGAGGAAATCACCACCGATGAATCCGTTCAGGCACTCTTCCTCCATGGAACAGCTCCAGTGGATGATGGGCCGATTCATAAGGCCACCTATAACCTGATCTTCCGGCCTAAAAAAGAAATCAGGTTGAAGCTGGCAGCCTTGGGAACGTTTGAGGATGAACAACTCTCGGAGATCCGTGACGCAATCACGATCGATGATTACGAAACGATTTTTACAGGACGGAGCTGGGCCGACTTCGGCAATCCTGTGGTATATAAAAGCATCGTTGGAGATTTTGATATTTGTGACTTCTCACCAGAGACGGAGTTTCCAGAAATCGGGGCAAAAGTACCCGGCTTTCTTTCCGTTACGAAAGAGGTATCGCTGACTTTCATCCAGGCCTTGCGCGATGTTGTTTCTGAGTTCCACAACAACCGTACCAACCCCTTACTCACCCTGCTTAAAAGCAAGAGTGGAGAGATCAATCCAGCGACGATGGAGCCAATCACCGAGATGGTCCGCGAACTCAATACCTCGATCGAAGGCCTAGAGGACGTCCAGTCAGTTCGCAATCACATTCGAGAGACTATCAAGGACGCCGCAGGTGAAACCTACTCGCCAGCCTCACTCTCGATCAAATCCGATCTTCCCGAAGAAGCCGATAAGCTTTTCCAGTCTCTCCGACTTTTCGTGGGTGAATCAGAGGAAGGGTACGAAGGTGCAATTCATGAGCTGAGCCTAGGTGGAGCCAATCTTATCTATCTGACGCTCAAACTACTGGAATTCAAGTACCAGCGCGAAAAGCTGGCCATAGCCAATTTCCTCCTGATCGAGGAGCCGGAAGCGCACATCCATACACACATTCAAAAAACCCTATTCGATCGCATCACATACAGTGACGCGCAGATCATCTACACTACTCACTCCACTCACATCTCTGAAGTCAGCAATGTAAGCAATGCCAACATCTTGGGCCGTCATGGATCGTTCTGCGAGGCCTATCAGCCTGCCAGAGGTCTTGAGCCCGCTCAGATCAACAGTATCCAGCGTTACCTGGATGCGGTGCGTAGCAATCTGCTCTTCGCCAAAAGCGTGATACTCGTCGAAGGTGATGTGGAGGAAATTCTGATACCAATTCTAATTAAGCTAGTACTGGGAGTAAGCGTTGACGAGTTGGGCATCAGTGTCATCAACATTCGCAGCACAGGTTTTAAGAATGTTGCGGTTCTCTTCCATAACTTCCGTATTAAGAAACGATGCGCCATCATCACTGATTTGGACCAGGCCTTCTTTGATATCACCGTACAGACAACTGATACGGAAGGTGTGGCTAAGATAAAGGCCAAAGCCGCTGGATCCCAGAAAGCCGGTTTAGAACGGCAGGCCGATCTGACTGAATTCACTGCAGAAAATCCATGGATTGTAACCTTCTATGCCAAACACACCTTTGAGGTCGACTTTATCGCAGCTGGTAACCATGAGGCCGTTGTCCAAACCATTCCAAAAGTCTACAAGGACGAGGGAACCAGGGCCGAGGCAAAGCAGCAACTCCAATCCCGAGACCTGCGACAAATGGGCCGTCGTACGCTGACGATGGCCAAGCAAGAGGGCAAGGGGTGGTTCGCTCTCTTGCTCGCTGAGTACCTTACTCCCCAAGTCCAGATCCCAGCATACATCATGCAGGCCATTCATTTTGCACATGGCACATTTACTCTCCCCCTTATAGCCAGAATTCTCCAACATCGCGCCGAATACCGATACGGTTCCGATGTGTTGAATTCGCCAGCGAAGCAGGCATTTCTTCTGGAAATTGAGCGTTTTGCGCAAGGGGATATTGGCTTGGCTGAACTAAGGATAGCAATCGGACGCATGCTACCGGGAGATGCTATTGATGCATTCTTAGCGGAGATGCAGTGATGTTCGCTTGGGATCCAAGAGACCTCAATCCTGAGCAGGCGGCGGCAGTGATCGAGCCATCAAGCATCTTTCTGATCGCTTGCCCTGGCAGCGGTAAAACCCGCACCCTGACCTACAAAATTGCCTACGAACTATCTCGTCGTACTGACAAGCGGATCGTTGTAGCTATTACCTACACCCACCGCGCTGCAGATGAGATTCAAGAGCGCATTGAGGACCTAGGAGTCGACACTTCGGGTCTATGGATTGGTACGATCCATGCGTTCTGTCTAGAGTGGATACTCAAGCCATACGGTATCTATTCCCCTGAACTTGCTCACGGTTACCGCGTGATCGACCCGTATGATCGTGAACGCCTATTGGAGAGGCTATGCGCTCCGTATAAAGGTGTCACTCATTGGGATTGCGATTACTACGTTACTGAAACGGGATATCAGCTTGGCTGTGTAGACATGAGAAAACACCATATCATACATGAGGTTTTGAAGGCGTACTTCGACGAGCTTTCAGCGAACAGACAGATCGACTTCGAACTTATCCTCTGGCATGCCTACAGCTTGATGCGGGATAGGGCCCAAATCGCAGTGATGCTCTCGCGTGTGTTTTCCCACATCCTTGTGGATGAGTATCAGGACACCAAACAGATCCAGTACACTATTGTGACGTCCATACTTCGTGCAGGCAGCGGACAGACCAAAATACTCATCGTTGGCGATCCGAATCAAGCTATCTATGGCTCACTGGGTGGCTACGCTATGCCAGTGGATGAATTCCGTACCCGCGCCGGGATCTCGATTAAGGAATTTGTGCTCAGCCTAAACTATCGCTCCAGTGAGCGAATTATCAGCTACTTTTCGAACTACAGCGTTCATGCAACAAAAATCCACGGCGCTGGGAAACATGCTAAGTTTCCCAGCAGGGTGACCTACAATCAAAACGTAACATGCAGCGATGTACATGATGAGATTGTAAGGTTGATTCGTGCGAGTCTCGCCAACGGCTACTCTCCCGAAAACATCTGCGTTCTCGCTCCACAGTGGGTTTTGCTTGCATCTACGACACGAAAACTAGTGGCGATGTTGCCTGACCAGCAATTTGATGGCCCAGGTCTCGTTCCTTTCAGTAACAACTTCGATAATTTCTGGTTCAAGGTCTCCAAGGTTTTACTAACGGACTCCTCACCCAGACTGCTCGTCAGGCGAATGCGTTGGGCAAACGACGTAATCAAAGACCTCGATAGTTTCGGCGTTGACACCAAAACATTGACTCCGCGCATCTTGCTGCGGGAAATTAACGCACTTACAATCGATGAAACGAACGGACTCCGCTACCTGGACCAGGCCTTCAACGCTCTGCTCAAGAGGCTCGATATCTCCCAGGAAATCCATCCTGCGCTCTTGACCCACCGAGAGGCATTTTTCAGCAGTTCGGCAGCGCGAATAGAGCGGCTGCAGAAGGAAGGGGCGACGTACATCAATCAAGTATCATTCTTCAAAAAAGTTTTTCGCGAGCGAACCGGCATCACAGTCTCCACCATCCATGGTGTCAAGGGCGCCGAGTTCGATGTCGTCATCGCCTTTGGCTTACTGGAGGGCATGGTACCGCACTTCAATGAAGCGAATGGACATGTCGCCGCAAGCAAGCTCCTCTATGTATTGAGCTCCCGTGCTCGTAAAAACCTTCACTTGATCTCGGAGTCAGGACGACAGAGAGGAAGATACGGTGTCTATGCCTCGACCGAGTTACTCGCAGCTTGTCACTTCAGTTATAACTTGGACTAAAAATTTTAGTCAGATTGACCGCTGAGACAGTCGGGTGTATTACTTCTTGAGGCATGTTTAGCTTAATGAGCTCACTTGGAAGAAAGATGTTACCAGCAGAGATATGCGACCTTATGATTTAAAAGTGCAGGGCCTAATTTCGGGATGCTAGATTTGAACGTTGCTCCCCGAAGGTCGATGCCAGCGTGCAGTAGTCTTTCTGCTGTACGCTTCAGGTTTGAGCGGCTTATCGCGAAAGTCCGCGCCCCGAGATGACATACTCCCCATTGATTAAAACAGCGTGATATTTGCAATGTCCGCACTTGGCACTGAGCAGAATATCTAAACTATAAGTATGAAAGAATTGCTTAACACAAAATAAAAAAATGCCGATACGCTAGGAGTCATATCGGCATATAAAATAAACGCAAGAAGCAATGTAAGTCATGTCGTACTAATTCGTATCAAACCTGTCAACTTGATACATATGTAATGATAATTATTCTCATTAATATATTCAACCCTAAATTAAATAAGGTTACTTTGTAGCCTTTTCGGTTACGCCGACCACAGAATCAACACCCACTTATACCTTTCACACAAGAGCTGTGAGTCGGCACCTTATTAACTAAAATAAATCGGTAAATGTTATGTCAAAAGAGATAAGCGAATTACAGTTTAGTCTTCACTACGCCTCAGAAACAGACAGTGAAATGAATACCTCCATCATTTTAACGGCGAATATCCATACGGCTGATGGTGAAACTCAACAGCTTACACAACTAATTTGCACGACATCTCCCGCTGGTAAAAAGCAATATCGAATCGGCACACAAAAAATTAGTGATGCAGGCGATCCATTGCTGGTGGCGATTGAATCTTATTGGCGCAAAAATACACAAGAGAGCTGTGTTTATTTGTTAGAGAAAGCGAAGCAATTTATTCAGGGACACTTACAACAAACGAATACATGGATATCCATGTACGGCCTTGTGATTGTTTCTAATGCGTCACTTGAAGAGCAGTTGCCTGAAGGTTTATTAAAAGCACTTAAAGTATCAATACCTGCCTAATTTTTATCGTTTCACTTTTAACTCTCTCACACTAATCATTAACGGACACTCCTCTGGGGGTGACTATGCGTATGGAAAAATTAACCAATGTTACTTACGGAACCGCAGGCTTAACGGCATTTTTTGCCAGCCTCTCATTATATGAATGGGGATTTGTTATTGGGATGGCGTTTAGCATGGTTCTGGGGTTAGCCACTTACTTTATGACACGTAGAGAACAACGAAAACGCACTCAATTATTTGAAGAGCTTGTTCGTCATGTTGATCCACAAAACCCAACCGAAACATTAAAAAGACTTGCTGAATTAATGGTGAAAGCACCAAAGGATATTTAATGTCTCTCAAACAGAAAATAGCGGCGCTAACAACTGCGGGAGCAACAGCAATTGCGCTAGTAGTGATAGCCCATTTTGAAGGTGTGCGTTATGAGCCTTATCGTGATGTGGCAGGTGTTTTGACAGTTTGTTATGGGCATACAGGCAAAGACATTATTCAAGGTAAGAGATACACACAACAAGAATGTGATGCGTTATTACAAAACGATTTTATTAAGACACAACAGCAAGTCGATGCATTAATCAAAGTACCACTCGATGACTACACCAAAGCTGCTTTATATTCCTTTGCTTTTAATGTAGGTACAACCGCATTTTCTCACTCAACATTACTCAAGAAACTAAACGCTGGTGATAGAGCGGGCGCCTGTGAAGAAATGAAACGTTGGGTTTATGCGGGTGGAAAGGTTTGGCGAGGGCTTGTCAGTCGTCGAGAGGCGGAGTCAGCACTATGTCATGGAAACCTTTAATCATCATTATCAGCTTTATCATCATATTATTCATCACTGTCGCTGGTGGTATTTATCTCTTGATTGATAACACATGTACTAAAGATCACGTTAGTTTAGAAAAACGCTGTCAGATTGCACTCTCATATCATCGGTACTAATCATGAAATACGGGAAACTCTATGCCGTCATTGCGATGGTAGGCATCATTGTGGGTGGCTATTGGGTGATTAACAGGCAAGCTAACAGGATTAATTCACTGATAGATACCAACAAAAAACTAACAGTGGCTCTCGAAGAACAGAAGTCTATTAATACTGATTATCAAGCACGCATAATGCGATTAAATCAGTTGGATATTCAATATACGCAGGAGTTAGCGAATGCTAAAAATGAAATTAGTCGCTTGCGTGATATTAGCGAACGTCATCCTGAGCGGGTGTACATCAAAGCCGAGTGCCCAAAAAGCGAAACCACTCCCTCCACCAGCTTGGCTTATGCAACCACCGCCAGACCTACTGACACCGCTATCCGAAATTATTGGTTACTCAGAGAGCGAATTGCAGAATCAGAAAAAATAATTAGAGGATTGCAGGATTATGTAAGACAAGAGTGTGCGAAATAAAAAAGCCCTGCATAGTGAGTGCTAGGGCTAATTAAATTAATATGTAAAGTTACGTATTAGGCATTAATTCGCATAAGCTGTTAGCATTTCTTGTGCAGCAAGCTTACCTAGTGCATTAGCTGCAAAAGGGCTGTCGCCGGTTAAAAGCTTACGATCTTTATGTACTCGGCCAGTAATATCATCATTGACGATATTCATTCCCATTTTTTTCAGTTCTTCACCGAAGTACCAAGTTAGATGACCTGGCATATAGCCTATATCTGGTGTTTGTTTGTCCACTGAATCTGGGAATGCACAAATCGAATATCCATTTAGCGGATTATTACCATGGCGAAGCGCAAGAAAAGCGGCTGGACCATGGCAAAGAGAGATAACGAAGCGATCATTTTCGATTGCCCATTGTAGTGCGATAGCAACATCTTTACTTTCAGGTAAGCCAATAAGAGCGCCATGACCACCGGGAACAAATATTGCTGCATATTCACTATTTGCATTTAGGTTTTGGACAATATCTGCCAATTTTTTTGGATTATGGAATTGAGATTTATGTTGTTCAAAAAATGAGATCACTTTTTCATCTTTTCGTGGCATAGCCCAGTATTCGAACTTTGTCATCAAACCCGAAATAGTCGCGACTTCGAATTCGAAACCAGCAGCATGCAGATGGTACAAAGGTAATAAGGTTTCAATCGGATGGTTACCCGTTGAAAATAATTTACCATTGTCTGTTGGTAAATAACGTTCGTCAGCAGCAATCACTAGAATTTTTTGCTTGCCAGTATACGGTTTTGGATAGTCCACTCCATCAAGATCAGAAACGGGATTGGTATATTGACTTAGCGAATATTCTGAAGGGAAAAATGCATTATCTTCAGCCATATCAATCTGTGGGTTCTTATTTGATTGAACGGTCATAGTCTATTCCTTATTGTTACTCGGGTCTGTGGTTACTATGTTTGCAACTATTAACTATTTTTAATCAAGGCAATAATGGGTGTCAATATCCTGAAAGGATAGGTAAGAGTCGTTGATTATTCCCATTTTTATTGTGATGTTTGATATTACTAGCAATGCCAACGTTAGGTAGAAGAAAAGGCGTGACGATGGAAAGACATCAATATATTTAATTCTACAAACGTCATTTATTTAGTGGCGTATATGGATAGCCATCAGTTAATCGCTGGTGGCTTTTTTTATACACATTTCATCGCTCATTCACAGAGCAATTCACAAACGTCGAATCCAATCACTTTGATATGAGCCTTCGAGGAAGTCAGTTATAGCTGGCGAGCTTCGACGGGCTGATTTTCTATGTGAACGAGGGTTCATTTCTTCACAGGCGTAGCCACTCCACCTGGTGGTAATGGAACTAACTATTTCACTTAGTTATAATAGGCTTATTATTACTTATTAAGTAGATGTGATAGTTTGTCGAACCACATATCAAGTGTTTCCCGCTTTTCTCTTAAATAATCATATCTATCATAGTACTTCTGAGAAATATTAGGTCTTTTATGGTCTTACACCATATTCCTTAACTTAGAACTAATTCTCATCTCTCCCGCTAATGTTTTGCATACTCACTAAATCATGTTTACAGCCCTAATTAAAGGGGGGGTTATCAAAACCAATAAAAGCATTGTGGTAATCAACTAGTTATAAAAAGATATATTCATGGTATTTTGAGTATAATAAGAGTGGATATACCTTAATAAATAAATAGTTAATGGTGGCTTATTAGTTTCCGTTTATTGTATATAAAAAACAATTATTTGTTATTTTACTGTCCAGGCTTCTGAGAACTGGCGCTCTGAAAATAATTCGGCTAACCCACAGATTTGTTTTAAGCGTAATACTTCATCTTGTGACATGCCTAGTTCATCACCAATCCGTTTATCGCTCCATCCCAATCGAGATAAATCTCTAACTATATCTGACATAGCTGCGACTTGATGTTGTCCTCTTGCTCGATTATGACGAATAGTTGTTGCTATTTGATCTGATATTGTGTGGTTTTTAACATCAAGGATAGTGATTGGCAAATAATTATTAATTCGTTTTTTTAAGGCGTTTTCTTTACTTAATAAATAACGATGGTAGCCATCAACGATTTGCCATTGCAATTGTTTAGTTTTATTTTGTTGTACAGATAATACTACAACAGGTTGAGTATAACCGTCTTTTATCAATGAGGTTTTGAGTAATCTCTTTTCTGTTGGAGACATAACATTAGGATTGTAGTCATTTGCTACGACTTGATTTTGCTTTATCCAAAGAACACAATCTATAGGTTCATTTTTGAACGGGCTAATTTGATGAAGAAATAGTTTTATTTTGTTGATAGCTTCGACTTTTTGCTCATCATTTAGTTTTAGCAGATAATCTGTGAGCGAAGAAAACACGGTTTCAATAGTCAT